GCTAGTTATGATCCTAGAGTCAGCGTAGACAATGTAATCATTACTGAATACGACAGAGGCCTACAGATTGAACTAGAACTACGTTATCTTCAAACCAATCAAATTAATCTTTTAAATCTTAGATTTGATAGTCAAAGCAATACCCTATTAGCCGCATAATTAACTACGCAGTTTTTTCCAACGATAAATACTATATAATTGGAAAACAAGCATGGCTATTACCACTAGACAAACAAGTTTATTAGTTGCAGAAGATTGGACCAAGGTCTATCAAACATTTCGTAATGCAGACTTTAAGAGCTATGATTACGAAACCCTACGTAAAAGTATGGTTGACTATCTGCGTTTATATTATCCAGAAGATTTCAACGATTTTATTGAAAGCAGTGAATTTATTGCTTTAATTGACCTAGTGGCTTTTCTAGGACAAAGCCTAGCATTCCGCGCAGATTTAAACACACGTGAAAACTTTATTGATACTGCCCAACGTCGTGACAGTATTCTTAAATTAGCTCGACTAATCAGTTACACTCCAAAACGTAACATTCCTGCTAGTGGATTATTAAAAGTAGAATCTGTCAGTACTACTGAAACAATTTATGACAGCAACGGAGTTGATCTGTCAGGCTTGGTTATTGAATGGGCAGACAGTGGTAACGACAATTGGTTAGAACAATTTACTTCTGTACTAAACTCCAGTTTCAATAACAATCAAGTGGTTGGTAAACCCAGCAACAGTCAGACTATCAATGGCATAGTCAATGATGAATATCAGATAAATCTAGTACCCAGCGTAGTAGCTACCTACGGCGTTGATGCTGACGTTGAAGGTACTAGTACTAATTTTGAAATTGTAAGTCCTACCAGTGCTGGTCAGACCTATGTCTATGAATCAAACCCAAGACCCAACAGTCCATTTAATTTACTCTATAGAAATGACAATCTAGGCAACAGCAGTAATAACACAGGTTTCTTTTTATATTTCAAACAAGGCGAATTAAAATCTGTTGATATTAAATTTGATGAAAGCATACCCAATCGAGTATATAACATTAACATTAACAATATCAACAATACTGACGTTTGGTTATATAGTATAGACAGTGCAGGCAATCCTAGTGTGCTTTGGTCGCATGTGCCAGCTGTAGGTATTACTAATATAATCTACAATAAGAGCGTTAACAAAAATATCTATCAAATAAACACACGTGCCGGTGATCAAATTGACCTAGTATTTGGTGACGGTGCTTTTAGTAACATACCCCAAGGTAATTTTAGACTTTATTATCGCGTTAGTAATGGTCAAACTTATAAAATTACACCTGATGAAATGCAAGGCGTGACTGTACCAATTAATTATGTTAGTCGCGGTGGTAGAATTGAAACTATCACTATTCGCGCAAGTCTACAATATACAGTAGCCAATGCCGGCGGCCGTGAAACCCTAGACGAAATACGTCAAAAAGCACCACAACAATACTACACACAGGATCGTATGGTCACGGGTGAAGACTATAATATTTTGCCATACACCTTATTCTCTACAGTACTAAAAGCCAAGTCTGTAAATAGAACCAGCTCAGGCGTGTCTAGATATCTTGATGTTATTGATACCACAGGCAAATATTCCAGCACAAATATCTTTGCACAAGATGGTATGTTGTATATAGATCCTTTTTCTGAAACATTTAGTTTTGACTATTTGACTAGAAATGATATCTATAGAGTAATTTATAATAAGGTAAGCCCTATTGCCAGTGCTACAGAAACACTGCAATTTTTCTATGCTAACTATCCGTTGATATCTCTGGCGGATGTTTACTGGAATAAATCCACAGTAATTGCTAATGGTTCCACAGGATATTTCTTTGACAGTGCTGATAATATTCTACAAGTAGGATCCACTGTCAGCAGTAACTTAAAATATATTAAACCAGGTGCGATTATTAAATTTAGTCCTGGCACAGGCAAATACTTTGACAGCAGAAATAGAATACAAACAGGTGTTCCAAGCAAAAATGGTGACAAGTATTTTATCTATGCGGCCGTACAAAAAGTTGTTGGTAATGGTACCAACGGAGGTCAGGGTAACCTAGCCAACGGCACAGGTCCTATAACATTAAATCAAGAAGTACCACAGGACGCTATTGCTGAAAGTATATATGCGGTATTCAACAATGACTTTAGTACTGGATTAGTAGAAAGCATGTTGAGTTATATACAGGCCTATGAGGATTTTGGTCTAAGGTATGATGTAGAACTTGGATCATGGCGATTAATTTTACCGCAGGATCTAAGCACAGAAGAATTTAGTTTAAACTATGCAGGTAACACCAGTGGTCAGGGATTAGATTCCAGCTGGTTAATATATTTTAAAACTGTAGGGCAGACTTATTCTGTGATCTACAGAGGTCTACGTTATGTATTTGAAAGTGTGTTAGAAACTAACTTTTATTTTGATGATAGTATTAAGATATTTGATCCAAAAACAGGAATAACTGTACATGATCAAATTAAAATATTAAAAGTAAACCATAAGCCTGACAGCACAGAAGCACTAGCACTAGACTATATTTGGTTTATCTATCAGAACATTACTGAAATTGATGGATATGAAAATCCCAGCAAAATACTAGTAACGTTCCCAGACAGTGATAATGATGGTGTTCCAGACAATCCTGAACTATTTGAATTGATTGTGTCACCTAACTTAGATATCAAAAATAAATTTGTATTTTTTGAAAATACTGTAAGTTATGACAATTTTATTGCACAGACTCCTGTGAGTAGTGACCTGGTAGTCACAGACTACAATACTCTTAGAGAAATGCAGACTAGTGCTACACTTTATCAAGATGGACAAATTTTCTATTCACCCATTGAAAATAAATTTTACGTTTTGAGTATTAACGAAAGTGTTTATAATTTAAATGAGTCAACAGCATATACAGCTAAACGTGGACGCCAGGACATTTATTTCCAATATAGACATAATAGTCCTAACTATCGTCGTATTGACCCAAGTCCAAATAACATCATTGACTTGTATATCCTGACTAAACAATATGCTACAGACTATGTAGCATGGATACAAGACAGTAGTAATACCATTGAAGAACCAGCACTACCAACCGGTGACCAACTAGGACTAGAATTTAGTGAGTTAGAAAAATACAAAAGTATTTCAGATACTTTAATTTATAATCCTGCTAAATTTAAACCAATATTTGGTATTAAGGCAAACCCAATACTACAAGCAACATTTAAAGTAGTTAAGAATGCATCAGTGGTTGTCAGTGACAATGATATTAAAACATCTGTAATTGCAGCTATCAACAGTTACTTTGATGTTAATAACTGGGACTTTGGTGAAACATTTTACTTCAGTGAACTCAGTGCTTATTTACATTCTACACTAGCACCAAATATAGCTAGTATTATTATTGTGCCTAGCAGTGAAACCAGCACGTTTGGTAGTTTATTACAGATCAATGCTGAGTACAATGAAATTATTACCAGTGCAGCAACCGTAGACAATGTACAGATTATCAGTGCTATTACTGCCGCACAGATTAATCAATCAACAGTAGTATAGTAGATATTAGGATAGATAATGGCCGCAAGAAAAACAGTAAATTTTTTACCAACCATATTTCAAACTGAAGTCAATCGTAAGTTTCTATCGGCTACGGTTGATCAATTGGTCAGCGAACCAAATTTAAAAACAGTTCACGGTTATATTGGTAGAAAGTTTGCGCCAACTTATAAGGCAAGAGACAGTTATATTATAGAAGATTCTGCTGATAGACAAAATTATCAGTTAGAGCCCGGTATTGTTGTACGTGATGACTCCAACAACATAACATTTTTTGCTAGCTATACAGATTTACTTAATAAAATAGACTACTACGGTGGATTAATTAATAATCATAGTCGTTTGTTTGATAATGAATACTATTCATTCAATCCACATATCAGCTATGACAAAATTGTTAACTTTGGACAATACTATTGGTTACCTAACGGACCCGACCCAGTAACAGTTAATACTAGTGATGTTGATCTTAGTCAAACTTTTATTGTCACAAGAGATTCGGCTACAGACAAATATAAATTTACAGTTAACGGTGAAGTTAAAGAAACATTGATATTTGCTAGAGGCGGTCAATATACATTTAAAGTTGATCAACCAGGTTATCCTTTCTGGATACAAACAGAATTAGGTATCGACGGTCAAAATAATTCTACTCCTACTATTAGTACCAGAGATGTATTTGGAGTAACTAACAACGGCGATGATGCAGGTACTATAGAATTTCAAATACCACAAAGTAACGCACAAGATAGATTTGCCGATATGGATTTGGTCTACAATGTAGACTACGCTGCACCAATAGCATATTCAGATCTACACAATCAATTACTAAGTAAATTCTTAGAAGAGTTTCCGCAGTATGCTGGTATTACTGGCAGCCTAGACGGCAAAACTCTGATATTTGTAGATCAGGATACTATAGAATTGTCCGGCGAAGAAGCATGGACAGCCGGTGGTGTATTTGATAGAGACGGCCTACAAGTTGACGGATTTGATGCAGGAACAATAGTACCTGACAGTCAACGTTACGGAGTGTGGCGTGTACAATTTACCAATGGCGGTACAGATGACCCTATAATTAAATTAGTCTATGTTCAAAATATTGATATTGGAGAAAAAGTTTTTATCAAATACGGGTTAGTAAATGCTAACAAAGAATTCTATAAAGAATTTGATGGATTCTTCTATAGTATGCCAGTAATGACTAGTCTACTGGATACTATGTATATTCAAGACGGCACAAAATCAAGCATCTACAAAAGTATAAAAATTGTTGATTCTGCTAGCTGGTTAATTGACGTAGAAAATGACATTATTAGTCAACCTAATTATACCAGCCCCAACGGAGTTAAATTTACTAGTGGACTTAAAATTCGTTTTGAAGATGATGTAACTCCGCCCGCATATCAAAACAAAGAATACTATGTAGAAAATGTTGGTGACAGTATTAGATTAGTTGATGTAACACTACTTGTAACTCCAGAAACTTACAACAGTGAAAATGCTGTCAACTATCCTCTAAAACGTGTGATATTAAGTAATGCTGTTACAGAAACCATAGATCCTGGTGAGGTAATTACAATTGGCAATGTTCAAGCAGCCACAGACACAGAAATTGCTGCAGGACGTACAGATTTTACAACCTTAGATGATGTATTAGGCATAGCTAACGGAACAGCAGTAACTGGTCCGGGTATTCCTAGTGGCACCACTACCATAGATATTATCTACAATACAGTATTCCCAGAATATATAACAATCAAACGAGATGCATTGGATTTAAATCCTTGGGCACGTAATAATCGATGGTTCCATGCAGAAGTTATTTTAGCCACAGCAGAATATAACAACACTCCTATTAGATTTGATCAACTGTTAAGAGCTCAAAGACCGATAGTGCAATTTGAAAGCGATCTACAATTGATTAATAATGGTCGTATAGGTAAACGCCATATTGATATCTTAGATACCAATTATACTGATGCATTTAATCAACTTGAAGGTGAAATATACACCAGTGCTTTTGGTATTGAACTATTTGATGGCTGTCGTGTATTGTTTGCCGCCGACACCGATCCGTTGGTTAGAGATAAAATCTATGTTGTAAATCTTGAACAGTTTGATGCAGATCCTGTTACGGGGATACCAACAGGCGACAAACATATTAAACTAACAGTGGCTGATGATGGTGACAGTGAAATCGATGACTGCGTTACTGTACTAAGAGGTCAATACAAAGGTAGTGCGTGGTGGTACGACGGAACTAACTGGTTAGAAAGTCAGCAAAAAACTCAAGTTCAACAGGAACCACAGTTTGATGTTTTTGATGAAAATGATGTTAGTTACACAACCTATCCAAGATCTAGCTTTACTGGAACTAGTTTATTTGGGTATGTAAGAAAATCCTTAGGTGTTAATGACACTGTGTTGGGTTTCCCTTTAAGTTATCGAAATTTTGGAACACAAGGCGATATTGAATTTCAAAACTTCTATGATTCAGATCAATTTACCTATGTAGTAGATCAAACCACATACACATTGCCAATCAGTAGAGGGTTATTTCATACCAATAGAGACAGAACTACATTTTCAAAAAGAAACTGTTGGAGTCGAGTAGTTGAACCAACTAAGCAATATCAACTTTTAACTTTTATTCTAGACGGCACAAATACTACACTAACTATAGATATTTTACCTGAAACAGAAAGTACCATTCCTTATACTAAGGTATTTGTTAACAACAGTATTATATCATCTAACTCTTGGAGTTTAAATTCAACTAACAAAACTATTACTCTACTAGGCACCGGACTAGTTGCTGGTGATAAAGTTGATATTTTAATCTATAGTAAGTCATTAAGTAAATTGGGTTACTATCAGATCCCACTAAATCTAGATCTAAATGCACAGAACATAGATCTTAGCACATTAACTTTAGGTCAGATAAGAAATCATCTAATAGAATTAAGTCATAACGACAAAAACCTAATAGGTAGTATTCTTGGTAGTAGCAATCTTAGAGACATTGAAATTAAAAGTCAGGGTGGTAATATTCTACAACACAGCGCACCCATTCCATTGGCTGCACTGTTTTTATTAGACAACGAAGCTAATTTTATAGAAGCACTGAGATTTGCTCAAAGAGAATATAGTAAATTTAAAAATAAATTTTTAGAACTAGCTATGACCTTGGTAGGTATTGACCCACTAGATCCTGCTAGCAGTGTTGATTTAATTCTATCAGAAATTAACAAAATTAAAAATTCATCATTCCCATGGTACTATAGCGACATGGTACCTTACGGTCCATTAAAAACCATAGTTAATGATGTTGGATATACAGTTTTCAATCCACTAACACGCGAGTATGAAATTACCAACGTATTTGATAATAATAATCTCAGCAACAAAGCAGTGTTGGTGTATTTAAATGACACACAATTAATATTTGATAGAGACTATACATTCAATACCGACAGACCAGCAATTACAATTTTGGATACGGTAACACTGGAAATAGATGATGTAATTAAAATTGTAGAATATAGCAACACTGATGGTAATTATATTCCTGAAACTCCAAGTAAATTAGGATTGTATCCTAAGTTTATTCCTAATATTTTTGTAGATGATACTTATGTTACTCCTATCAGTGTAGTCAAAGGTCATGACGGTAGCATAACTCCAGCATTCAATGACTACAGAGATTACTTCTTATTAGAATTAGAAAGCCGTATCTACAATAATATTAAATTGCCCGTAGATATCACACACGAAGATATCTACACAGTATTGCCAGGCAAATTCAGAGATAACGAGTATACGTTAGATGAAGCAAATCGTGTACTAACTAAAAATTTCTTAAATTGGGTAGGTAATAACAAACTAGATTATAGTGACAATGACACATTTGACAGCAATAATCCTTTTACTTGGAATTACTCAAATTTCACTGATAGAATTTCAGGAGAAAAATTACCAGGTGGTTGGCGTGCCTGCTACAGATATTTCTATGACACTGCTAGACCACATCTAACACCGTGGGAAATGTTAGGCTTTGCTGAACAACCAAATTGGTGGCAAGACTACTATGGTCCAGCACCGTATACTGGTGGTAACAAACTCTTATGGGACGATCTAGAAGCAGGACGTATTGTTGATGGTGAACGAGCAGGTATAGATCTTATGTTTGCACGTCCTGGATTATCTACAATTATTCCTGTAGATGACAACGGTATTTTATTAAGCCCTGTGGCTGTACTAGCTAGAAGCGTTAATGCTAAA